GAATACTTTTTATATGACAGCAAGATTTTTTAACGCTGAAGATGGTAGTGTTACACAGTTTTTAAATAAAGACTTAAATGTGAACAATTCTGGGTTAATAAATAACGAAAGACTTGGATCATACTCTTCACCGATAAAATTTTATGAGATAGCGTCAAACTACACTGTAAATCAAGAAGAAGATCTTTATTATAGAATAATTTTTAAAAGAACTAATCACAGTTATAAAGTTTTAAGAGGTTTAGGTGATGATTGTGACTTTTATGGTGGTGAAATAAAAACTGGATGCTAATATGGAAAAAAATAATTATAAAATTTTAAGAATTTCCGGAACAACATATGATTTACCAATCTTTTTAGAAAGTGATGCCGATGAATTGGGTGTTATGGTTGGATTTGATGGTGATATTGAACAACTTGAACAGTTATGCAATTTCACTTATACAGCAAATAACCTAGTTTTAACCGTATATAATACAGCCAGTACAAATAGACTAAAAAAAGTTGTTGAAGCGGACTTCGAAATAAATTGGGGTGATGGTACAGCTAATTCAACTATAAGCATTTTAGAGGCTAAGACGCACACTTATACTGTTACCGGTAAAACTACCGTGACAATAACAATGGAGAGCCCTTGGGGCACGTTTAGCACCAAAAAAGACATTTATTTACCACTTAAGCAAAGTAATCCAATGGATTTGGGGTCAATAACTTTTACAATACCATATTCAACAACAAATTACACACAAAATTATCAAAATGAATATGATTATGATGCAACTAGTTACACTGGAACAACAACTTTCTTTGCATTAAGTAAAAGTAGAATCATAGAAAAACAAACATATGGTTCAGGATTTACGGGGACAACAACCGGAACAACAACAATATCTGGTGAATCATATCAATATACAGGTTACACTCTCGATAATTTAAATTATCTTGATTTATCTGACGGTACTACGTATGTAAGTGGTAATACCGTAAATTTTGTAAACGAAACAGAATTTGTTAAAAAATTAACCAGAAATGAACATTATTTAGGGTTTATAAACGAGCCTATCATATATTCTGACATTTTTGTTGAGAGAGGAAAGATGGGAGTTTCTGAATTTAACTTAAGATTAAGTGAAATAGACAACTTAGGTGAATTAGAAATATACGGTAACGGATTTTTTAATGTTAAAAAACAATAAAAATTATATTTATTAATAAAAGAATATGGCAGTAGGTAGTTACGGAACAATTAGACCAGCAGATGTGTCTCCAGATGATGTGGAAATTTTATTGCATTATGTTGCAGATAGGTCTACAACTTCAGATACTTCGTTGACAAAACTGGTGTCTTCAGATATTTTAACCCCTGTTTTTCATAATGCAGATACTGGCGGTGCCAGTGGTGTTGAATTATTAGGTGGTATGTATAATTTAAGGTTAGAAAATAGCACCTTTAGTGATATTGGTGTGTATACTTTACATATTAGACCAAAACAAATTAGAACAACTATCACAGATTGTGGTGTATTATCATCATTACCTTCAGTTAGGGGTATTATCGTTGATTTAGGTGGTGTTTCAGAAGAAGATAGGAATAAATTTGTACCGCAAGGTCTTGTTGGTTATAGAATTGAATATATCGACATAACAACCTCACAAAAGGTGCCTAATTTTTATAAATTAGTTACGTCATCATTTTATTGTGAGCCAGTAGCAACTAATTTAACGAACACAACTCAGAAGTCAATTAGATACAGATATTCCGATGCACCAACAAATTTAATATTTTTAACAGTTACGCCATCATCATCACCATCAACTAGACCAAATATAATTCCATTTATTGGGCAACCAAATCAGAAAATTATATTGACAAATAGTTATTTTAACCCTACTACAGTTGAGGTCGAAATGGTAGAACATGATATTTCTACATTAGCTCTCGCTCTATATGGTAATCAAAGTAAGGCAGCAACTTCAGGTATATACACTATATACGATGGAGGTAATAACATTTATAAACAGTTCAACCTATATGAAGTTAAAGATGAATTTAACGAGACACTTTACGAAATTCGTGAAGAAAGAACTGATATAGATCAGACATTAAACTTTGATGATATTACCGAATAATGGCAAATAGAAAAGTTCCGAGTCAAGCGGCTAGTGGTTTTGAAACATTTAGTGATAGTCTTGTTGGTAGACAAATTACCGACGGTACTAGTCAATTGACTAATACTAACTTTGCATTAGACAGAATTATACCCGAAAAAGACTCTAAAAAATTTACAACAGCACCATTTTCAGACTTTTTAACTCTAGAAGATTTAAAAATAGAAGAAAATGTTCCAACAACTGTTATTCAAACTGAAAACAAAAAAAGAGTTGTAAAATTTAATAGTTCTAAACTTGACGCATCAAAATCATTATTCGGCTCATTAAAAGAAAGGATTAGGGTTTCAATATCTAGGATACTTAAAAATTTCCCTGGCGGTTTATATGTTGACTCACAGAGTATTTCTTCGGTTAATAATCTTACCTGTGAAAACATTATATATAATCCAAATACAAATAAAACAACATTTAATGTACACACAAAGAAGTTCTTTAATCCATTAGACATTGTTTTAAAAACACCAGTACAAAATGCACTTGTTGGTAGTGAAAACATTATTAGAGATTTCTTTTCATCATATGTAAAATATTCGGTAGTAATTAACGATGTTTTATATCCTATAACCAGTTATGTTGAACCTGATGTTAACAATTATGTTGAATTAGAAATAACTGGAAAACCGTTTACTGGGTCCACGTATAGTTCAAGTTATGTTATTAGACCAAACAATTCAGTTGTAGAAGAATTTTTTATAGGTCTTGATGATTTAGAATCAACATTATTAAATAGAGATACTTTCCCAATATATCAGGCTTCATTCAAAGTACCAAGAACAAGTTCAGATGAATCAAAAACCGAAATTGTTTCTGCGTTAGTTAATTGGCCGGTAAGTAGAGATAACTGGAATATCAGTCTTGGGGGTTTAGATTTTGACAATTATTTAAGTAAATTAAATGATTTAGCAGATGAGATTGATGACTATAAATCTAATTTAGTTACTAGATTTTTAACTGCACCGCAATTATTTGAATTTGATAGTAATGATCAAAAAGCTGATAAGATATTTCAACTTTATGGTCAAAGCTTTGACAAAATTAAAACATATATAGATAATATTGCTTTCATGAGAAACGTTTCTTATGATGGTATTAACAACGTTCCAGATATTTTCTTAAAAAACTTAGCAAATACATTAGGTTTAGATACCGTTAATTTATTTGATCAAAAATCGTTAGAAGATAATCTATATTCATCATCTAACATTCTTTATGGTGGCGAATCCACTGGTAAAAACTTAGTTGATGCTGAGTTAGAATTTTATAGAAGACTATTAGTTAATTTAGCTTTTATTTATAAATCTAAAGGTACTAGAACTAGTATCGAATTCTTCCTTAAGTTTATCGGGGCTCCAGAGCCATTAATAAAAATAGACGAGTTTGTTTATAAGGTTGATAGTGCAATATCTTCAACATCTGTTGAGGATGATATTTTTAACGTTTTAAATAATGTTTCTGTAAATAATAACATTTCATTTAATACAAATACATTTACATATTCATTAACAGGTGTAACCGGAACAACAAGTGTTACACAAATAAGTGACTATCCAATAGACACAACGACATTTTTACCTAAAACACCAACAACTAACCAAGAAAATTTATTTTTTCAAATGGGATCTGGTTGGTACGATGTTACTTTAGATCACAGATCTTCAGATATGTTGGATACTGAAAATTCAGTATTAACTGGTAGAACAAAAACGATTGTAACAACAGCTAAACCATATACATATGGTGAGGACTTTTTTGATATATACAGAAGTTTACCTGGACTAGATTACGGGTTTACACTAAGAGGTGAGATTGATAATGTTAAAGGACAAATCCTTGACGACATTAATTTATCAAATTTAACCCTTAATAGAAAAAATATAAATATTTTTATTAGTCCAGCAAACGCAATAAACTATGATATTTGGACTAAATCTAGAGAGTTAGAAGTTACTTTTGGTACTAATAGTCTAC